AAGTAGTAACGCCACCTGTCGTTGATACACCCGAAGTAGTAACGCCACCTGTCGTTGATGCGCCCGAAGTAGTAACACCTCCAGCGGTAACGGGCCCGACGACGTTCCCAGAGTTGATGAAATTCATCACCGTGAACAATAAGAAGTTAACGAAAGAGTCAGTCGACGAAGCGTTGAAAGCGCAAGGTTTAGCGTCTATCGCGTTACTTGCTGCGCGTACCGACTTGATCCCACAGATTCACGCTGCATTGGTGAAATTATTATGAATAAATCCCCGTTATTAGCGTCTGGCGCTGATACGTGGGTGAACTGTACGGGCAGCGTCAAGCTGTCCCAACAATTCCCCGCAATTGAAAATGGTGAAGGTACAAGCGAAGCACGACTCGAAGGTCGGGCTTTCCATGAGGTTGCACAGTTAATACTTGAATCGTTCAAGACTCCAGGCGCTGCGCTCGTGTCGTCTGGTAATGTTGTCGGAACGTTGAGTCGCGATAACATCGTCGTCACAGACGAGATTTACGACGCAGCGTTAGAATACGTTAACGACGTGTTAAAAGTCGCTAATGTCAACGGTACGATGCGTGATTTACATATCGAAGAACATATCGACTTATCGTGTATTTACGCAGGTATGTACGGTTATATTGATTGCTGGCTACTCGACGCGAAAGCGAACACGCTTTACGTTTGGGACGCTAAGTTTGGCCACCGTAAAGTCGATGCGTTCGAAAACTGGCAGTTAATTACTTATTTAGCTGGACTACTCGAAAAATTAAACATTAACGGATTTGTTGACCAAAATCTAAACGTGTCGTTACGTGTGTCACAGCCTCGGTCATTCCGTAGCGGTGGCACAACTCAAGTGTGGGATTGTAAAGCGTCAGACCTGCGCGGTTATATCAACACTGTTAAGTCGGCGGCTGTCGACTCGTATAGTGACGCTGCGGCGTGTAAAGTTGGGCGACATTGTGACTATTGCCCAGCACGTTACGCTTGTACAGCATTGCAACAAGTCGCTTACAGTGGCGTTGATTACCTTAGCGCGGCAGAAGGTGTTTCGTTGACCGGACATCATTTAGCGCTTGAGTTACGTATTTTAAAACGTGCCGAACGTGCAATGAAAGCGAGACTATCAGGACTCGAAGAACAAGCTCTAGCAGAAATACGCAACGGTAAAGTGTTACCTGGTTTCGTTGGTGAACAGGGTTACGGTCGTAAACGCTGGCGCAAAGATACGCCACACGATGAAGTGATCATGATGGGCGACTTACTCGGCGTTGACGTGCGTAAACCCGTCGAATTAGATACACCGTCACAAGCGCTTAAAAAAGGTATTGACGCCACCGTCATAGACGCGTATAGTGAAACTCCAACGACGGGATTAAAGCTCGTCGAGGACACAGGCGCAAAAGCGCGTAACGTATTTCGTAAATTAGTATAACTTAACGGGCGGTACGCCGCCCAACACCACCAAGCGGAGTAATAAATTATGTCAGTAAGAGCACAATATCCAGTTTTCAAAGGTCGTTTAGTTATGGGTTCACCGACTCAACTTAAAACAACTGATCACACTGGTGCACCAGAAGCGAACGAAAATAAACATCATTGGTTCATGGGTTTCGCAGTACCGAAGGGTCCTGAATGGGATACGTTATGGGGTATAATGTATAACGCCGCTGCGAGCGAAACAACTTGCACTGCTGCGCTATGTGGTCAACCAGGTTTCAACTGGAAAACCGAAGATTGCGACGCACCGGAAAACCCAGCGAATAAAGGTAAACCGTCGTACCCTGCTGGTCACATGTTGATTAAATTCACTCGTTACAAAGCGATGGGTCCTGTAATGTTAGTCGACGGTAATTATCAGACCATCATTAACCCAACTGCGTTCAAGCGTGGTGATTACTTCCAAATCAGCGCATCAACACTGTTCAATGGTGCAGCGACTGTGAAAACTAATGCCGGTATGTACCAGAATATCGAAGGTTTAATGTTTGCCGCAGCGGGTGAAGAAATCGTAAGCGAAGGTGCGTTTGACCCACGTTCAGCGTTTGCAGGTGTTCAAGGTGGTACAGTGTCAGGTGCTACGACCCCTCCACCACAGCAAGCAGCCGCAACCCCGCCACCAGCGGCAACCGTAACGCCAGCGCACGACCTTGTGCAGCAGCAAGCAATGCCGGGCGCCGTGGCTACACCCCCACCGCCGCCACCAGTTGCCGAACCGGGTTACATCGTGAGCGGTACGAGCTACACGAAAGAACAATTACTCGCAATGCCTGGTTGGACCGAGGCGCATCTAGCAGGTTTACCGCGCGGTTAATAGCGTAACAATCGCCCCGACGCTTAACCGTGTTGGGGCTTTTTTTAATATTTGGAGTACTGAACATGGTTAATAGTCAACTAAATAACACATCGTTACCTGTATTATTCGAGCGTTTCACACAGTGGCATTATGACCGCAATTTAATTGAAGGTACGACCAGTGTTATTCAGTTTAAAAAACTACTCGAAGAAGTGATCGAACTTTACATGGCGTTAAAACCTGGTTTAGACCCGTTCGAAGCTGTGCTTGAAATAAACGATATAGTTACAGAATTATTAGACGAAGGGCGTATAAAAACGTGCGATGGTTCAGGTTTACCAGACTCAATCGGTGATATTAATGTCGTGCTTGATAATATTGCAGAACGTGAAGGTTATTCAATGTCACAATGTTTAACTAGCGCTTGGCACGACATCAAGGATCGTAAGGGTAAGATGGTTAACGGTACGTTCGTCAAGGAGTCAGATTTATGAAATATTTATCACATTGTGACGATTTGAACGGGTGTGGTAAAACGTTCCCTGGCGATATGTCACATTGTCCGCATTGCGGTACACCCGAACAGTTTTCAAGTCGAGCATACGTTAACCCACGTGATTACGCGTATGACGAAGAAACTTACCCCAATTGCTTTACTTGTCGTTTTATCCATATCGCAACCGATACGCGTTGGCGATTCGAGATTAGCGAGTTTGTCGACGACTCAGTGGCTTTAATCGCTTTCGTTATGCAACTCAAAGCCTGTAACGCTCGTGGCGTTGGTTACAATAACGTGGGGTTTGACTACCCCGTGTTACACCGTATCGTCATGGGGCAGATGAACGACCCCCGCGCTATTTACGATTTAGCGATGCGATTAATCAAAGGCTCGAAGGATGAAAAGTTTGCGTTACAAGTTTGGGAAAATGACCGACTATTCGAGCAGCTTGATTTAATCATGGTGTGGCATTACAACAAAGAGAACCCCGTCACAGGTACAGAGCCAACCAGTCTTAAAGCGCTTGAAATTGCGATGCGTATGGATAACGTCGACGATTTACCGTTCCCCGTTGGTACAGTGTTAAACCGTGAACAAATCGAAGCGTTACACGCATATAACGAGCACGACGTTATCGCCACAATATTTTTTTACGTTCGTTCATTGACTCAAATTAAACTACGTGAAGAACTATCCGTTACGTTCGGCAAGTCGTTTATGAACCACTCGAACACTAAAATGGGCGGCGATATTCTTATTCACGAATGTGAAAAAGCAGGTATCGAGTTTTACGACCGCGTGGGGCGTACTAAACACAAACGCCAAACGATACGCGCGTCAATCAACTTATCTGAGTGTATATTCCCATACGTTAAGTTCGAGCGTCCAGAGTTTGAAGCGGTTCGAGCGTACTTAGCTAGCAAGACCATCACCGAGACGAAAGGTGTGTTTACTGGACTTAACGCCGATGTTAACGGACTTAAATACTATTTCGGCACCGGTGGTATACATGCAAGCGTCGAGTCTCGTATATTCACATCGAACGCCACACATCAAATCATCGATGTTGACGTCGCCAGCTTTTACCCGAACCTAGCCATTCAGAACAGGTTACACGCTGACCACTTAGGTGTGGCATTCTGTGACGCTTACGAGGGAGTTTATAAAACACGTAAAACGTATAAAAAAGGCAGCGCCGAGAACGCAGCATACAAAGAAGCGCTTAACGCTAACTACGGTAACAGTAACAATGCTTACAGCGTGTTCCTTGATCCTAAGTTCACGATGTCAATCACGCTTAACGGTCAACTATTGCTTTGTATGCTCGTCGAGCAACTAATCAAAGTGCCAGGTCTTGAAATGATTCAGGCCAACACCGACGGCGTGACGTACTTTTGCCCGCGTGAATATATCGAACACACCCGAGCGTTATGTAAATGGTGGGAGCAGTTGACGCAACTTGAACTCGAAGAAGCGCAATATTCTAGAATGTTTATCCGTGACGTTAACAGTTACATCGCAGAATATGAAGGCGGTAAATTGAAACGTATCGGTGCGTATGCTCACGAACGCATGGACGAGAATCCAGGCACGCGTGAAGTGCCTTACGGTAAAGATCCGTCACAGTTAATCGTCCCTAAAGCTGCCGAGGCGGCGCTAGTACGTGGTGAGGATATTCGCACGTTCATAATGAACCACGCTGACAACTACGACTTTATGTGTCGCGCCAAGGTGCCACGCTCGAATCGTCTCGTGATGCGTTGGCCAGAGTATGACGCCGAAATGGAATTGAACAGTATCATACGTTACTACGTGTCGAACGACGGCGGAACACTCGTTAAAATCGCCCCACCTACGGGCGATATTGGCACGTGGAAGCGCGCAACGAAGGTAAGCGATACACTGTACAATCAAGTGATCGCTGAATACGCAACGTATGACCGTGGTCAAGTGGATGTCGATTCGGCTGGAATACCATGGGACGAGCGTATCCACACGAAGAACCGTAGCAAACATGACAAGCGCGAAATGGGGATTGCAGTCGGTTGGCGCGTTACGGACTGTTCGAACGTGAAGAACTTCGACCGTTCAACCGTTAATTACGACTATTACGTCGAACAAGCGGAAAAACTCGTTAAACCTCTATTGACGCCATTGTCAAAGTAATGTACATTTAGGTCATGGGCGCTTCACATCGGGGCGCTATTATTGGGAGTGATAAAATGATTAATTTCTTATTGTGTTGGCTAGCGCTATCAGTGGTATTAACCCCACTGGTTTGTCGATTCTTTCATGTCGCTAAGGGTGGTGAATGCGATGAATAAATTAGAAGGGTGTAAGGTTGTCGACGTTGAGATTGACCACGAAGCAATCACGTTAGCCATGGGTCAACGTATCGAAGCGCTCGAAGCGGCACTTACCGAAGCGCATCGAGTCATACTTCATGAGTTAGACAACGGTCGGACGCCTTACATGTTACCCGTTGATAACGGCGGTAAGGGTTTAGGATATATTGAGGATGTACTCGCGGGGATCAATCGTCACGTCTAACCGCTGCTAATAACTCGGCGCGTAATGACTCATGTTGTTGCGCGTTTTGTATTCTTTCGGCTTCTAAGCGCTCGCGATGATGACGTTCGTCACGTATACCCGCCAATATTTTAAACACCACACCTATGACAAGTGACAACACGGATAAACCTAAACCGATCATCATCGCATTTTCGTTAATCCAACCCGTTACTGTTCCCGTCGTCGTTACGACTCCGCCGACCGCTGAGCCGTAAATCCCCACATTGCCTACATCTGGTGTGTGTACGCTCATGATCTCGTATACCTTTGTAAATTGACCAACCAAGAGCCACCACTTGAATTGATATCACGATAAGCACACCGTATTGTTGGAAGAATCCCGATAAATTGACATCCAACCAGTCCATGTATAGTTGCCTTATAAGTTGCTCTTATTTCTTCGTGTGTGTTCATCGCCACGTGATAAGCGAGTACACAGTACGTCGCAAGTGTGGCTAATAATATCAAAGCGTGACCGTATCCAACCAAATTTTTACGCACGCACAAAAGTAACGCACCGATAAAAGTTAAAATTGCTCGGTTTAAATATAATTCGTGACCGTTACGGTCGAAAATTACTGAGTTGATAAATACTAAAAACGTCATAATAGCTAATACCGACCACTCGTAACGATGTTTCGGATGTATAGCCAGTATCGCAAATAGAATCGAACAACCCAGTAAATAACTCATTTACGCGTCTTTCTTTTCGATTGGGGCGTCTTGCTGCTGTTTGTCCGGCATAGTGTCGTCTGGCATGATAATTACTCTAAGGTTAGTTTATGGTATATTGCTATACAATATTAACACATTGAGGTACTTAAAATGAACAATAAATTAATCGGTGGTACATTATTTGCGGCCGTCGCGCTCGTTGCGGGTTTTGAAGGTACTAAATACTTGGCGTATCAAGACCCCGTGGGGATATGGACCATTTGCACCGGTGCGACAAAAGGCGTCAAACAGGGCGATACAGCTACACCAGTGGAATGTCAAGACCGTCTGATGGTTGAATTACTTGAACACGCTAAACCGTTGCAACGCATCCCACACAAGTTACCCGACCATGTGGTCGTAGCGTGGGCCGACTTTTCTTATAACCTCGGTACGGGTGCGTTGCAAAATTCCACAGGTTACAAATTATTGCAACAAGGTCGAATCGCCGAGTCGTGTAAAAATATCTTAGCGTACAAATACATTCGTGTAGGTGGGAAGCTTGTCGATTGCTTCGACGACTCGAACGCACGAGTTTGTGGTGGGATAAAAAAACGACGCACAACTGAATATCAATTATGCGTCGGTCAGATTAGTATTGAAGATTCTGTTAAGCTATTTTAAACCAATTGTTCGCATCGTAAGACCTGAACGTTTGCGAATCTCCAGCTGCAACAGTAACACTGAGGTTTGTACCTGCCCCCAAATTATCCCCTGAGAATGGGAATACTCTCATTGTGCTGACACCTCTGTTAACCACTGTGCATTCTGACATTAGCCCGATAGCACTTGGAAGTTTGACGGAATCGTTTGAAGATACGACTGTGGATACAATGTTGGAACCTAGATTGCACTGTGCAGCACTAGCTTGACTAGCAGTTGGGCTGGCTACAATACCAGTTAACAATCTGCTGTCGCCATAGGTTGTAAAGTCGCACAAAGTAGAGAATCCTGCGTCAGCTAAGCCTGCGGTATCATTACCGATAAACTCGTTACCGCCAGCAACCAATGAACTACCAACTACCGACACGGAAGCCGTTGCTCTGTTTAGGTTGTTCAGTATGACGTTTCGGTTTACTCTTATCTTAGAGCTCGGTCCCTCTTTGATTACAATTGGAATGCCGTAGCCTCCAGCCTCGTTGCCGCAGTTATCAAACAGCGACTCTATGATATCCACCCTCTCACTGTTGTAAATGTTTACGGCCTCCCCCGACGTGTACCCGCTTAGTATGAACTTATCGGCTATCGATATGCCTGAGCAGCCTCTATTCGGCAATCCAGATAACCAACCAACCCTACCAGCTTGAGGGCATAGTCGCCAAGTGTTGTCGCGCGCAGTCAGCCCTTTAACGCCGTAGTACCAAAAAGGCGCGTCTGTCGCAGACTCTACGGTGTTGCTAGTCACAATGTAGTCAGAATTAAAAAAGCTGTCGTTAGCATTAAAATCCTGAGCTTGGCTAACTTGCACTCCTCTAAAGCACCCTTTCACAGTATTGTTTGTAATTTGAATGTTTCGAGGGTCGCCGTTAGTGTAGCCCCCATTCGGTGTGATAAGGAACACTGTTATCGCGGCGACATTTCCACCGATGTTGTTAAATTTATTGCGGTCGATGTAACAGTTCTTTAGTCGTACAAAGGTGTCTCCTATGTTTGGTTCGATGTCGATAGCTCCCGGCATGTCTTGGCGGGTGCAATTCCTAAAGGTGTTACCCGTAATCCACATACCGTCGAAGTCGTTTAGTGTTATAGCGTTGCGATTGTCTTTGTTTATCCCGTCAAACACGCTATTAGTTATACGCACGTTGTTGTTTTGAGCCGCTGCTGTGGCATTACCACTTCTTACAACCACGGCATCACCTTGCCAACCAGTAAACCAACACTTGTCAATGTGTACGTCTGAAACCCCTTGCATTAGAAGTAAGTGTTTGTACTGACTGAAACTGTCAGCTACTACAGTGCCTGTGAAGTTTATCTTACTGATATGTATTCCGAATAAATTAAGTGTGGGGTCGAATGGCGCTACAGTAGCTGTATTGAAAAACCTGTAACTTACGTCGGTTACTGTTGGGTTGAGCGGGTCGCTTAGTCGCTGGTCTACAGCGTTGATACCAGCCCCCAAACCTTCAACTCCATCCCGCCAATCTATTTGGGAGTGTATCCAAGTACCTGTGGGCACAAAGTAAGTACCTTTAACCAGTGCCGCCGCTTGCATCGCTGCGCGCATAGGAAGTGTATTGTCTGGCGCACCATCAACAGCACCAAACCCAACAATGTTGTAGACGTTCTGTTTCGGCTGGATAGTAGCTGTCGCTACGCCTCCTGCTGGAATGGTGCCGTACCCATCCGCTGCTCCACCATCTGACACAAGAAACAGCTCGTTAGCTCGGTCGGTGACTCGCACTCTTGCGCCGACTTTGAATTTACCTGATGCAATATCAGCCACGGTACCAACGTTGCTAAACATTTGACGCATAGCATCAACACGCTGCGATGCCCCAAGTTTGTCAGGTTCACCACTCGGTACGATACCAGCTTGCGCGAATAACTCAGCGTCAGAACCCGCGTAGTCGTTACCCCACGCAGCGTCGAGCGGCGTACCGTCCTTAGCGCCTGGTACTGACTCGTTTTTAATCGAACCATACGGATAATCCGCGTCGGCAGGATTAGCGCGTGGTGCGAACTTTTCAAAAATTTTAATTGCCATTGTGGTTATGCTCCGAAGTATAAACCAAAGTTAGCCCGTGTATCGCCCCAACTGAACGAACCACCAAACTGTGTAATTGCTGTTTCTTCAACGTACCCCAAAAACCTAACACCTTGTGGTCTTGGTACTACGTCAAACGTGTTAAATACAAAACGTTCAATATCTGTTAATTCCGACCCAAACGACACACTCATTGTCATATTTTCATTGTCCACGACACGTATCGGGCTTGACTCAGTGATAAAACTTAACGCAGAAGCGATACCGTCAAGCGTCGCGTCGTTGTTGTTCTTGGCGATTTTAGCACGAATAAGTACGCGGAATATAGCGTCGCTAACTTCTTGTGATAATACTGATCCTACCGACTCGAATTGCGAATCAGCGCCACCAAATTGACAAGCGTCACCTTCACCGCCGAAATACGTATCAGGCTCAAATACAACAAACGACTCGAACCCGCGGTCAATAACGACAATTCGACCAATCACGTCAAGTTGCGCACCGACAGCCGTGTCGATATCGTAAGACATTCTAACCGCGTCGAACGTATCGAATAGCGGTTGCGCCATTGCTGGCGTGATGTTATACCACGCAACCGCTTTGGGTTTATCAGCGTATTGTGCGTAAATACGATTAGGCATTGATAGTCACCGCTATATTACCCGACGTCCAGCGCGACAACTCGTTAAATTCAATATTAACTTGGCCGCTGGTTAACGTGTTAACAGCTAAGCCCGTGACGTATGAGTTACCATAGGTGCCTATGACCTGGTTAATCGGTGTGTAAATACGCGATACTGGGACTTCTTCGCCAATGTCAAACCCGACAGCGTTAAATCCACATTCAACGGCTACAAGGTCGCCAGCCGCGTAATCTAAAATCGCCTGACTTATTAAATCGTCAGCGTTACCTGGCAACGATCCGTCGTTTTGAATCGTGACAGCAATAATCATATCGATATAAGTCGGACGGCTGAACGTGATGTCTTTTTTGTTCTTAGGGTATTCATCATACACGTCAGGAACCGTGACCGCTGTACCGCTCGCGTGCAGTTTACAACCCGGATTCTTTTTGCGGAATATAGCGAGTGCCACGTCAGTGTCAGTACCACCGTCGACGATAGGCGCGATACTGTGTTCAGGTAATCCGTTAGCATCGGTTACGTCAGTATCGTTCTCGTAAATCACGGCGCGACGAACACCGTTTACCGCGAATATCTCACCGAGCATATTGTCAACTTGAGCGTTACCGGGGCGCGATACAGATTTGGCGCGTTCGAGTCGTAACGATGCGTCATTTTGTCGATTCGTGCCGGGTGTTGCAACCGATGCGTTCGTGACTGTTTGCCACCCACCCACAACGTTAACGATACGCGTCAACGTACCTATGTTAGCTTGTGTCGCCCCGTTGACCGTACACGTAGCGTTGACCGTAACCGTACCGCCGCCACCGATTGTGGCGTTAGTATCAATCGACCAGCGTGAACCGTCAACACGGGACTCGACTTGACGACCAGCGATAATCACTGTGCCGGGTACGCCGCCGAGTGTTAATTCCACATTGCTCGGAGTTCCTTGACTGCGAATAGTACCTGTCAATGAGCAGATAATATTTAAGTCGACATTCTTCGCTTTGTTCGGGTCTTTTGAGTTGTAAGCGACTTGCCCCAACTCGTCAAGATTCGTCCAAATTTCAGCGTCCGACGCTAGCTTTAAACCGTCGGGCGTCGATGGGTCTAGGTTCCATTTCGGGTCGATTGCGAGATATAACGCCCGCTCAGTATCGAACCACTGGTTTTGTGGGTATAGTACATAACCCGTTGATGTTAGTTCGGCCATTACACGATCACCGTTGTTGTTTCACCTGTTGTCGTTAGTATATCAGCCGTGACGCTATATTTGCGAGTGTTGATATCAAAGTCAGTGTTAAACTCAAGTATACGAACGACCCCCTCTGTCCGAATGATTCGGTTTTTAATCGCCGCCTCTTTACTAGACAATGTACCTTCTTTACCTAAAATTGATTGATACCACGGTGTCCCGTCGGTAATATCGCGGAAATACTCACCAAGAAACAATCTGAGTCGAGTCGCTACGGTTTGCGCTATTTCTTCAACGCCACCCGTAAATTGCACACCACTTGTCACAATGTCGCCCGTGGTTGGGTCTAATCGTCTTACTGTCATTTAAAGTGCTCCACTATTGCCAGTAACCGCATCGCCACCCGCCACGTAAGTACCTGGCGCATGAACGTGTTCTTTAACTTCTTTACCCGCTACAACTAACGACGTTGAACCCGTCACGGTTGGTGCAGTTGCGCTAACTGGTGATGATATTGCACCGGCTGGGGTGATGATAGCACCGTTAATGTTCACGGTGCCGTCGGGTGACATTGTGATGTTCCCCGCGCCATTCGTGCGTGTAATCGTTCCGTCTGGCGCGAGTGTGTCGGTTGCTGCGCCATTCGTTGATTCAATCGTGCCGTCGCCTTTAATCCAAACATAATGAGAACCGTCAGCGTTACGAATGCGAATACCGTCGTTTGCGAAATCAGTGATCACATTGTTCAGTGAACGAATGCCTGGTAAAAAAAACGCGTCGTTAATGTCGTGAAAACGCATGATTGGATTTTCAGCAACACCACCCGTTGTTAACCATCCGTCGATACAACGTTGTGAGAATAAGATCACACCTTCATCGAGTGGGTCGATTTGATACTCGACGACCCATTTACCACCCGCGAAATACACTGGCACTTCAATAAGCGGTGGGGGCGTGAACGACTGACCGCGTACGTCGATGCGCACAATGCCGATTTGAACCTGTGCGAGTTGCGTTTGTGGGTCAAACGATAAGATATGGCCGGGGACAGACGTCGCGACATCCTTCATCATTTCTGAGAATGTGCGCTTGAATAGCTCGGTCATTGTCGCTGTAGTGGTCATAATTACACAAGTGATGGGTATTGTTGCGAGTGTAGCATAAAAAAACGCCCCAATGAAGGGGCTAAAGGAGTGCTGCGGAAGTCGAGACACACAATCCGGCTTTTACGGCGACATGTAAAGTTAGCTAGTGCCTCACTAACGACGCTTGATACTCGATCGAATCTTATTCGGCTGGTGACTTAGAAGCACGCCCCACGTAAGGTGAATATGCCGCATTTTACCGTGTAAATCACCATGCGAATAAAATTTTAATTTACCTCGGTTACGTCTAACGCGACGTTACGGGGCTGCAAGGTGTCAGTGCCTTGCCACTTACGGATCACCTCCCGTGGGGCGTGTGCCGAGTAATGTGATGTCTGTGTGACCAGCTAGTAATTTAAGTCAGACAATTATCACATTGTGAATACCCTTCCGATTGAACGGTTCCTCAATCCTTGGCGTGGCGAGGGCTAACAGCTGCTCCCAACTTTAAAGGGTATTCACAATGTACGCTCGTAACGTGAGCGACCCGAATGTGATGGTGGGACTCGAACCCACGAATACCGTCAGCACAATGTTATTGCTACTATCGGCGGCTTACCATTTGCGGACATTACATTGTTAAAGTGTCTGGTATGATTCGAACCTACACTATCGTTCACGATGTGCTACCGACAGGTCGCGACCCCGATTAACACTACAGACACCTTAACAATATAATAAACCGCGTGGGCGGTAACGGCTCTTTGCCAGTCAAGATTTTAAATAACGCGTCTTGTGAGAACTGTTATTATACGGGGGTAGTGCCGTTATCTACCTTTACGCGTTCACCGTACAAACATTATTAATCAATCGTGACATGCTTGTCAACTGTTAAATTCGATAACCTGTTATTCGTGTGCTCCACGCGTCGCCCTTTGTGTCGCCCGTGTGCGATACGCGAAATATCTTATATTCACCAACACCCGCCGATTCGGGTATGTCCACAAAATACAAGTTGCTAAAATTGAACGTTGCTAAATCCGATTCGATTCGGTATTTACCACCGATACGAATTTTAGGATTTAGTCGGATCATAACGTCGACGCCGACCTCGGTTATCTCTGGGATACCCTCCATGCCGGTAAACTGCGATACGACATGAGTCTCACCGTCACGAGCGAACCCTTCACGAACCACGATTACACGCTCGTTTTCAATCACGTAATTAAACGCGTGGGTTTTAGCGAGATTGTCGAGATACACGCGCGGGTCGCCACTTAGTGCGTAACCGTATGGATACGGGTCAATGTCACTAAAATGGTCGTCGTTCATCACGATGGGGTATTCCATCGCTTTGACGCAAGCACGAATAATATCAGTCGCTTTGGTATTCTTGCCGAGCGTTTCGTTTACTTGGGTCTGGTCGTCTGTCAACTTACCGCCGCGACAAATAAGCCTCGTTATCGTGTCGGGTCCGATACGCTCGCGTAATACGTTTTGAATAGTACCGGTAAAAACGTTATCGATTGTTTCTTCATAACCAGCTTTTAACGATAATTTAGTACCACGTGTAAAAGCTTTGTTCGCTGTGTCAGCACTCAAATTATATAAAGCAATATCGGCGTAACTTGTATAACCGCCAAAATCGTGCAGAACTTCAAACGTCGCTTTAAATTGTTGGCCGTTTGTCGCAGCGATGAAAACCACATCGTCTAGCGCAATTTCCCATTGTCGTTTAGTGTAATTACTCATTGTCTGCTACCCATAGTAACGAGTTATCAACGCCGAGATTGTCGAGCGTCACATCTTCACCGACAAATACAAGTCGCCCGATATCCGCTTCGTAATTATCCGTTATTACCGCGTTCGGTTCGAGCATTGCGCCCGATATGAGCGTCACACCTTCTCGCACGATATCCACACTCCACGCTGGACCGTAAGTCGTGACGTAATTAAGCGTAAACTCTAACAGGTTATCACCGAGTTGAATCGTAAAACGTTGGTGAGCGTTAGCAGCACCGTTAAGCAATGGTATTGTGATCATTAACCTAACACCCCTTGAGCTTGTGATAATGGTGCTGGAAGCGGTGCAAGCCCTTTAATCTCACCACGATTGTTTAACGCGCTAGCTTGCGATGCGCTCGGGTCGTTTGGGTTCAACTGTGACGACAACGGTTGATTTTTAGCGATTACCGTCGATAGTTCGGGGAACTCTTGTAAATCCGCTTCGAATATTAAACCCCCTTCGTTCGATGCGTCTTTGGTGCGTCGAATCCTGGCGATGACCATATTTTTGAGCTGTATATCACCAGCGTCAATGTCGAACGGTTCACCAGTGGTCATAAGCGTTAAAAGTAATTCGAGTGCAGAGCTTGAACGAGTTTCGTCGCTACCAGCGAGAAAACCAGCCGACAAACCCGCAACGGTTGACAATACGCCAGAATCGAAAAAGTTAGACAACCCGCCGCCGACAAAATCGGTGAAGTTCGGACCAAGTGGTGTGTTACTAATCGCCCCGACGAGTGACCATCTGAACGGGTTTATAATACGGTGATCACTTGCGCGGGCGCCCAACTCAATGGGGTAACTCGTTAAATCCACAGTTGCTTCGAACGTATCTTCAAGAACGGCGTCAAACTCGATACCAGCTAGCGTCGGCGCTTTGGCGACAAATATATTAATCAGTGACACGTTACCCCCTCGTTGACGATGAAATATCGTCGATAGCTGTTTGTGCCATTCCATCTACCACACGCACCACGCGACGGTCGATAACTTGCCCGTCGAGATTTAACGACACGTTGATATTCTGTGTCGAGTTCGTTGATGTTTTGTGTTGCTGTAAACCCGTGGAATTAAACTCATCGGTCACGACGTTAGGTGCACTATTATTGAATAATTCGGGAAACACGTTCCGAACAGGGTCTGTTACCCAATCCGGTATGATTGAATCGTTCGGGACGGGGTAAGAATAACGACGTTGACCCTCCGATAAACCCGCAGCCACGTCTAAGCTGTGAAGTTGGTCCGCAACAAGTGCAGCGTCGTTTGACGTTGCTGTACCGAGTACACCGCGAGTGACAGCTCCGACCGTTTTAAATATATCCAAGCGCTCCGACGAAAACCACGAGTTTATTTTACCCGTTATGTCATTAATCACCGGTAAAATCTCAGCGCCGATAGTTTCACCTACTGATTTTATATTAGCGTTTAACTCAGTGTTATTTATTTTAAATTCGTTAGCGTCAGCCGCCCTACCAGGCGTGATATCAGTGTTAATCTCTTTATATTTAGCGATTAAACGTGACACCTCGTTACTACCTTTTGACAGCAACAATAAACCCGCTTCATCAAAACCTAGCGCGTCGGCCATGTTTATACGTTGAGTTTGTGTTGCGTTTTTAAACTGTTCAGCTATCAACGTGAGTGCTTGAACTGAGTCAGTGGCGTTAATAATGTCATTAGCGTCACCCTGTGCTATACCAAATGACGCAATAAAACTAGCGTCACCTTTTTCTAAACCGGCTCTGAAACGTTCAAGTTTCTCAAGTGAACCCATAGCGCTTTCAAGTGACCCACCTGTTTCTGTGAACGCAAAACCCAACGCTTTCACGTCGTCAGCAACAACCCCGTAAATTTTGCCGAAATTCACAAGTTTGTTAGTTTCGTCAGCAAAACCTTGACCGAGTTTGAACGCACCAAACGCACCAGCGACGACCGCGCCGAGTTGTAGCGCTTTGGATTTTATCGAATCAATGCCAGATTCGACTTGTGTTGCCGATTTCTTGTCGTATGAAAAACCTATACCTACGAGAAACGAACTAATGACATTAGACATAATGACCACCGTGTATTTAATTGTTGATAGTATAACACGCGATGCGATATTAAAAAATAATTGAGTTCGTATGGTTGACAACGTCGTCAATAGTGTTTAATATCTAGTTATCGAAACAAAACTAGGAGTAAATTATGGAACAAGGTCAACTATCTAGAGCACGTAACGAAATTACGCGGTTACGTCACACACTTGTCGCTATGACTAGTGTCGCTATATTACTAGCGTTCGGTGCAGTGATGTTAGCGTTTGAAGTGTTGGAACTGCACGACAAAATGGCGGGTGTGTTATGAATAAAACCACGAGTGACGCCGTTATACATTACTGCGGTAAATGGCCGAAGTTGAGTTACGGTAAAAATTGGATCGTGTATCGTAACTCAGACGGGTTCGAAAACTGGTCATTGTGGGACGATGGCGAATTAAACGAAACGTGGCAGCGAGTTTGCACACGTGAGCAATTCGAACAACACACGTCGCACAACGTGAACACCGAGGGGATGCAGGGCGACGTTAAAGAATTTTACAAAGACGGACAACACGCGAAACACGGTGATAAAAATCCGTACAATCGACTAACACAAGTTAGAGCGTTTCACAGTTGGTCTGCCGGTTATTGTGATAAACATGGGGAGTTACCTAAATGATTAAAACACTTAAAGGTTTGTTAACTGTAGCGGCAAAGAAAGACATTCGTTACTATTTGAACGGGGTTCACGTTGTTTGCGATAGCTCGGGTGTTGTCAAACTTGAAGCGTCTGACGGTTCAACTGGTATGATACTCACGATCACGTCGGGTATGTTTAACGTAGCGCCCAATACTGACGTGATATTGTGTGGCACGTCGCTCGCTAACCTGTTAAAACTATTCGGGTCAAAAGCTACACCAACGTTCACAATTAACAACGAGTCGGCGCGCATCGGTGAATACAATGTGGACTTAATCGACGGACGTTATCCAGATTTAGCGCGCGCAATGCGTTTGAACGAAACGGGTACATTTACAGGTGATGAAATTGGGATGAACTTTACGCTATTGGGTAAATTATGCAAAGCGTGTGAATTAGTTTTACATGGTCACACTTTTAAAACTGGTTTGTTTAAATTCCGAGACGCTTCAACGTCATTGCTAATTTCTAGAAAATTTAACGATGATAAAGACTTGTTACAAGTTGCGATAATGCCGACACGTATATAACAAAACACCCCTACGATGGGGCGTTTTTTTTAGCTGCGATGATCATTTCTTCGATTACATTGTGGAATCGTAACACGTCAGCAATTGAATACGTGCCGTCGTTCAATTCGGCCCATGTGCAGAGTGGTGGACATAACCCCACAACTCCAACACATGGTGTCATCATAAACCAATCGGTTAACCCTTCACGCTCTTTGCTTGTGCTCGACGCGCGGCGTTTTCGCTGTCGAGCCAAGTAAAATAATCGCCAAGGTTAAACATAATCGCTTCAGCTACTAATTTAAAATAGCTCGTCATCGAACCTTGAAAATTAGCGAGCGTTACGGGTGTGTCGGTTCCAGCGATAAACGCTTTACGTAATACCACATTAGATATTTCGTCAAACGTCGATTCAGGTAACGACATCAACAAACCGAACAACATCGTCGAGTCGATTTCTAACGTATCGGTCGTAGCGCTATTAAAAGCAATTTTAGCGCCGATGTGTAACATTATTTTTTTCTGTTCAACAGCCGAGGCTTGCGCTACGTTGTATTGAACATCATTAATCGTAATGGCCCGTATTTGTGACATTAGTTAGATCCCTTAGTGGCAGTCCAGCTATTAAACTCCATAGTGAACTGGTCATCGCTGACAGTTGTACCAGCTCGGTTCATCGCTGCGTCGTTTGTGATCACGCCTTCCGTACCGATAGCCGCTTCGAGCGTACCAATTTGAGTCCACGACAAAGTGATATCCGCGTTAGAGTTAAACAACCCTTGCATATACGCCGAGTCTTGCGAACCTGGGTTAAAGTAAACGTTAACAGTACGTCCGGGGTTTTTGCGATTCAAACGTATAGCTCGACCACCTTGACCACGGCGAAGCGTGACTTTAGGGTCGATAGGTGCATCACTATACGGACTAGCCGTTTCACCCCATTCTTCCATTAAACGACCGTTGATAGTCAGTACGGAACTATCGGGACCAAAATTATTTAAAGCCATTTTAAAGCCCTCTTAGTAAACGTTGATATCAACAGGCACTGAATGAATCGCGCCCTTACGGAAAATACGGATACGTAACGGTGCAGATTTACGTGCCGCGCGGTCTGGGTCGGTTAGGTTCAAAATATCTTCGGGTTTCGTTAAAATCTCGTAACCTTCGGTAAATTTCAACACACCGTCGTCAGGGTCGATATAATTACGAGGACCTAAGAACCCGTTATTAATGTACTGTTGACAGAACGCTTTAGCCGCACCGATTAACACCGATTGGCCGACAGGGTCTTGACCAAGTTTAGTCGGCTGGTTTGCAACGGCGTTGTATAGGTTAACACTCGCAGCGTTCGAGAATGCCGCTAAGTTAATCACGTCGTCCATGTATTCGCCGTATGATGAATGTGACCACGAGTTAATAACACGACCAGCATCAACGGCACCTTGTAACTCGACCTTAGTGTAGAACATACATTTTTTAGTCGGTTGGGTCATCGCTGCGTATGCTGTGCCCGTCAAATCTTCACCAGCGACACCAGACAATACTTTAAACTCACCGGTAATTGTTGAGTTAATCGCACTGTAGTTCACTTTAGCGAACGGTACGCATAACTTGATACCTGCATACGGGTCGGTCGCGTGTGCCAGTGTACCAGCGAAGCGATAGCCCGACGTGGTTAACAGCGTTGCGATGTCTGTAGCTAGGTTCGGATCACGAATAGCCGTGGCATTAGCGCCAGTTTGACAGTTCATAAACCACGATAAATTATCGTTCGACCATGCCGCAATAGCTTGAACGTCAGCGGTTGACGCGTAAACAGGCGCAGTAAAGAACGAGTAAAACCACCAAAAGGCGTTACGGGCTTTATTAAGCGTAGCTGTCCAAGTCGCGTCGGCGTCAGCAGTACCCCAAATAGTTAGCGAGTTCATACGCGGCGTACCGGATAACCAGTATCGCGCCATTTTGTACGTTTCGGTTGTGTCGGCAAAGTCGACAGCCAAATCGGTTAAGTTTGAGTATACACGGCGCGTATCGACGGCAAAACCGACGGGTAGCTCCGACTCTGGGGCAAATCCACACGCTGAACCGAAGTTGGCTGTGCCAAGTCCTTGCGGCGCTATAAGCGTGTTGATCTGAATAATATTATCAACATTAAAAGACATTTAGGTTAATCCTCTTGATTGCAATCTTGAACAGTATACTACACACCCACACTATCTTCTAGCACGACTGTACCGTCCTCTAGCTCAACCTGCCAGCTAGCCGACTCGATGTTATTCATCGCGACGGTTTGACGCGTCTCATACATCAAATAAATGTAAATCTGTGCTCGTTGTTCAGGGTTTCCCGATTGTAACCGTGTGAGGTTATTCGGTGCACTGGTACGTTGCCAACCAATACCGGCAGCACGTAACGCGGCGCTAACATCGGGGCGCTTGTTGCACTGTAACAGACGTTCGACACGACTCAACGCATCAACACCACGAAACACGTTTACGGACGCTTCAACGATAACCTGGGCGCGTGGTTCGACGTCTATTGAGCGAGGCGTTAAACTCGTTGAGCGATACATGTTCGCTTGACCACGTTCGGATATGGATTGTTTGGGCTCAATCGTGGCGTACTCGCCAGCGGGTGACGGTAACCCCACGCCTGAGCTATCAACTTGATCTGTTAATATAACCGTCGTCAAACCCGTAACGAGTTTAACGATCGGTTGTAATACTTGAAATATCTCTAAGCGTGTCATAGTTGCACATCCAAACGGCTAACAATGGCCTTACAGTAATTACGCCACGGGCGATTATCTAACTTGTGACACTTCCACGTTTGACCAGCGAATGTCCACAAATCAGATTGTTGGATACTCGCGTCGATCCCGTCGTTAACGTAAATACGTCGAGCGTCGATAATACGTTCCCCACCCTTTTCGAGCGCTTCGATTTCGCGGTCACTGGCGGGCTGAACGGTGACAGTGTGTGACGTCGTTACGCTCGTACCGTCTTGCCAAATACCGTCGGTGTCGTACCCGCCGTTAGTGCGTGCAGTCCGTGTAGCTGGTCCCGATTGAAACGTCGAGTCGACGTGGCCTAACATTGATAAAGTCATTTGTTACAATCCCTCGGTAGGTTTACCGCTATCGATTTTATACGTGACGCTTTGGCGCATCGCTCCCGAATCTATCAGCGGATTTGACGAACCTTTCTTTTTGATCGTGCTTGCCGCGTTCGGCGGTGTGCGTAAATCCGTCATGTATTTTTGAACCTTACCGACCGCCACGACCCCGACCTTGTTTAACGCCTGTTCGGGTGTGCCGCCGTCGGCCATTGTTTTCTCGATGATACTCAGGTATTCGTCGTTACCACTCGCAACGCCAGGGCTAAGCCACGGGCGGGCAGGTATTTTAATCACGTGTGGGCCTGTGACACCCAACTCCATGTAACCTTTGCCTGATTTTAAAAACCTCACTTCGTTACGATCCGATGCGGCTTTACTCGCGTAACCGTAGGACGTGCCGCCGGGGTGATTAATATCCGCGCCGAACTCGTGAACCGCACCAAGTCCCGCCATGGTTAAATCGTCCGACTCGACGTTGCCCGCATCCTCGTGAATACCAATGGTCACAAATTTGTCAGTCATCAACTCGCGCAACGCCTTTTGAATAGCGTCACGGGCTTGTTGTACGTTGATCACAGTCACTTTAGGTTTTATCATGTCGTCGATTATAACACGCGTTATAGTACCCTGCACTAACCCCACAATAAAATAAGGTCGGGGCGTTATTAAGAATTTAAAAATCAATCACTTATCACTCTTACCTCTATACCTTACTTTTTAATAACTGTAAGAATTATAAGTATGTATATAGTATATACAGTATGGATCATACATACTTATACAGATAATATACAAGAATACTATAGAGAGTATCGAACGATACGGGGTTTGTAGTATAAACAAGGTAACTCTTTCGAATCAACACGTTACGCCACCTCAAACACCGTGTCATTACCTCAAAGTTCGGGTAAATGAATGATTGACAACCGCGTCAATAGTGTTAGTATACAAATCAGACGACGGAGATTCGCTTCGTCGCGTTAACGAACGGTGAACGATATGAAAAAGATTATTAGTATATTTTTAGTTTTGGGTTTATTTGGTTGTAGCGATGCGATGGTCGCGTCAAGTAATTTGTCAAAAGCGTCCGACATGTTCGAAATAGAAAGAAGAATAGTGTTTTACAATGGTATAACTGGAGAATACATGTTATCCATTGAAGGATTATGTTCCATATCACCAGACTCTACAAAGGTGGCAGTGACATGTAAAACTGGAAAAGATGAATACAAGAAACATTATCTTGGTTTATCTGACAATGTGACTTACTTCGCCGAACAGATTGAATCGTCAGGTGTAGGTGTTGATAGTTACCGCGTGATATTTAAACCATCGGCGATTATACCAGACATCGAACTGCATTAACCACCTCAACACCCGACACGTTACGTAACGTGTCGGATCAACTCATTAAACCGCGCGCGCACCCATAGCTGAACGTCTACGTAACCTAAGATATTGAACGCCATATGACGTCAACGATAGAAAATCATCTTCCGCCGACTGTATGGCCGTTATGCGAAAGCTAACCGACTCGTCACCCACCGATTTAGCAGCTAGGTTAAGACGTGCCGCTGCATCGATTTTCGACGGGTCAGTAGCACCCGCTGCCGTGTTGTAAGTGATACTCAACCAGTGGGCGGCGTAAAAGAACATGCCGCGACGCTTGAAGTTACGACAATCGTTAATATCCAATACGCCCCATCGCGAAACTGAACCCGTTTCTGCGTCAGCTTCACAAACCGCCTCTGTGACCACGCCATCAGGCCACTTCGTTAAGTCGCTGAACGCCGGTTGTGCGCTGCGAAACGCTGTTAATAATTCCGCTGTTATTGGTTCGCTCATAATAAATCACCGTTCGGGAAATCTAATTCACCTTCGTAAAACTCGATACGTGCCGCGACTTCTTGGTTAGCCGAGTCGAGCGATTCAATTGTCAATAAATATGACGTGTTTGGTTCAAGTATTCGATTCGTTGCATAACTCGACGTGCTAGACCCTGTTGTTTGGTTCGTGTCGGGGCCAATAGCGTATATCGGTGCGCCACATTGTACGCCGTTATCAGTCAGCGTGAAACCGGTTAGTAACTTAGTTAACGGTAAACCGCCCGACGTACTCATGTTGTATAACGGATCCTCAACACCACCAGTATATGACGGGTTTTTATAAATGCGCGCAATAACGCCCGCTTGACGATACGCAAATTCGCGCTTTTTCAAGTCCACAGGTAATGCACCGACTTGTAAAATCGATGTGACGACAGCCTCGGACGATACGGTGACCATCCGCGACGCCTCCCACTGTACGCCCTGCTTTTTATTCGCTTCGTCGTACGTCTGCACACAAAACGCTTTCAACGAGTTCACGACTTGTATCATGATGTTGTCAGCATTAAGTATTCGCCAAAACTTAGGGTTCATTTTAATTTCTTAGTTTAGCCGCTGGTTAGGCGGCTTTTTGTTTATGTTAAATTGCTTGGTTAGCGTAAGCAATCCCCATTAGCCTCTGCGCTACAGCCGAGTAATGCAATTTATCTGCCTCATCCCATCGCATCGCATCAGCAAGCAAATCAACCCCAGCGTCAGTTTGTGTTACGTAAACTGTATTTGCATTTTCAGCTACAATTTGTTGATAACGAGCGTTGTTATACCAAGTTGGGTTTGCAACCTGACCCAAAATAACTTTAGCATTAGCAGGCCACCCACCGACTATTCTAGCCTTCATGTCGTTAAACATTGCGTTCCATGCTGTAACGTATTCTTGAGTCGTTAGTGATACATCCCCTTCACCCTGTACCCAGACCATGCCCGCAATTTCACCGCCCGCAGCAACAGCAGCGTTAATCATTGCAAGATGAGTTTCGTACAGTGTATCAGTTGGATTCCAGTCATTTGAGCTGAAACCTGTGGCGCCTTTAGCTGTTGGAACCAATGCTAATCGTTGATCATTATTTGACGCTAACATAGTGTTAAACATTGACATGTATGCACCAATGTTTATGGCTCCAGTACCAACGTCAAAATCAGCCGCCATGTGCAGATCTTCAAATCCTGTATTGTCTCTTAGCCAGCTATACGCATTTTGGTTGTTGTCATCTAATATATCACCAGAAATGTTGTTAACAGTTCCAAGTCCAACTTGCTGCCCTACGGCATTAGACTGACCAGCAAATATCCACAACTTAAATGGGCCTGTGGATTTTGCAGCATTGTTGTAAGTGGAACGATATAGGTTAAATTTATTAATAGCGGCTTGAGCTAATAAATACTCATCATTTGGTAAACCCTTACAAATCATAACGGTATGAATTTCAGCGGTCGTACCTTTGTTGTCACTTAAATCATTTGCCAATAACTTAAATGTTGAGGTTCCTGCACCTGAAAACCCATACGTACCAACAGATGTTACTTGCGATGCTAAAACATCATTACGCCATGCTCGCTGCTTGTCTGTTGCTGTGCCTAGACACACACTCCCGAACGTGCCAGACTGAAACCCATCAGATTCGCAATAGCCACCATTCGCAAAGTTAAACGTACTCCCTGATCTAATTTTATTACTGTAACCGCTTTTAAATATTGACGTTTCACCGTTAATTTTTGTAGCTCTACCATAGACCGTGTACTGGTTTTCGTCTGATCGCGTGTATCTAAATCCACGACCATGCACTACTGTTGATATATCATGCCAATTTAGCCCAGTTCCGTCATAACCAGTATCTACGTAGTTGTTACCGTCACCTTTGAGGCTGTTAACGAATAGCGACGAATCAATAGTCGTAGGCATTTGATAGCCAACTGCTTGTGTTGGATGGAATATGCACCGCAATCTATCAGATGGGGAGCTACCAACACAGGGTGCTAAAAATAGTGTACCCGCATCTTTTGATGTAGAAATGGTCGGAATAGAAAGCAGTTCGTTTGTTAGTGTATTCAGCGCTATTATGTCGCTAGAGCTACCGACCCAGCCACCATCTATAAATGATTGAGTGTACTGATTTGGCGTGACGACGACACCCCCGCCACCGAAGAACAGTTCACCGACTTCGGGCGGGTTTCCCGCCAGCCAAGCCATTACACGACCCCGCTTACACTAACAGCAGCACCTGACGTGCTCCACGCCCATGCGCCCGCGTCGCCCGCTTCGTTCTTCGCGGTGATACCTGGTCGTAACAACGTGGAACCACTCGAACCCGTGTTTGGTGACGTAGCACCCGAGTAAACGCGAACGTCACTTGTGGTGATGTTTTGCACGCTGATTTGAGTGCCGACAGCTATACCGCTCGCAGCGTACAAGTCAACGGGAGTATTAGCAGGTAATGGAACGTTCGGTAATGTGTCAGACATTTCAATGGTCCTTAAAAAAATGGCCGCACGTAGCGGCCTTAATATTACTCAGCGTCAGCGTCTTGCAACTTCGACACTAGTTCAGCTTTTGTGTCGCGTGAATTAACTTCGATGTCACGCGCTTCACACAATGCCACAATGTCGGTTTTCGACATATCAGCGTAACTGTCTGCGTCGGTATCGTCATCAACAACATCAACAAGCGTCACGTCGTCTTCACTTTCAACAACGAGTGAACCGTCTTCGATTAACGCTTGTACGAACGCGCAGTCACATAATTCGTTTGGCACTTCGACCGATGGGTTTTTGCCCGGTTTAATTTGGTAAGCTGCAGAACGCGAACCGTTTTCAAATTTACCGTTGATTGTGATCAGTCGTGCTTTAGTGTTTTTTAATAACATGATATTAGCCCTCAGCCCGTTGATTAAACTGAATCGATACGGTGTGGCGGGCCTTCCACATTGTTCCGTATCGATTCAAACTTGTTACAGTGCGTCGCGATATGCTGCGCTGAACGGAAATCTAAACTCAGTTCCTGAAATTTTGTACTCTGCTGGTACAACAATACTCAGGTTCTTCATCTGCGGTGCAATTGCACGCCACGGAATAGGATTACACATACCCAAGTTATCGTCGTTCAACTCATACGCTAACATACGGTCTTTACCACCTAAACCCGCACCAGTTAACTGTAAGCGCGGGAAGATGCGTAACGGTTGACCAGTTGTAGTGGTGTACAAATTGTTCTGCATGAAGAACTGTAAAATAGTGGTATCTGTACCGCTATCCATACGACGCGAACTGATAGTAGCGTAACGAGCCGAAGCAATCGCCAACGCGTTAGGTAAGTGAGTGTTAGCTGAGTTGATCCACACTTCAATCAGAAGTGAGTTCATATCGTCCACAATCTCTTGACCTGTCGCAGTAGCCCAATCGACAGTAGAGTTATCAACAGCTAGGTTCGGGTTGTTAAATAGACCAAACATACCACGAGCAGCGTCACCGAAGTAAGCCACACGCTGTGAATGCTCTTGTGAACCACGGAACGCAGCGCGACCTTTAGTCACATCGATTGGAATACGCATTTGTTGAGTTTTACGTAATTCGTCTAACGAGTAGTCGAACGAGTTACCAGCGTAACCAATAGGCACTGACGTCTTGTTAGCGCTTAACGCTACGTTCGGTAGGTCGTCAGCACTTGAGCCGATGAATTTACCAAGCGTTACAGCGTCGTAACTAATGTAATCCCACGAGTCGGCCCATTCTGGTACGGCTGTGTTAACTGGGATCATTTCAGCGAAGTTAATCGCCGTGTATTTTGCTTCGTAAATCTTAGCTTCTAAGTTAGCAAGTTGTGAAATATAGAAGCCCATGCCGTCGTCCATAGTCGGCAAACCGTCGTTAAACGATACGACGTGACCAGCTTGTAAACCTAAATGAGGGTATTCCGCATCTAGCGTCATTGTGATTTTATTGCGGTTCATGATTAACCCCCTAAACCTAATGAAATTTTAACTAACTGACCAGCGTCACCGCCGGTTAAGAATTTAGCGTTCGGTAACAGTACACCCAGCGTTACACCTGTGCCAACAATACCAGAGAAGTCACCAGCACCGGTCGCACCGACACGTAAATATACTGGGGCGTCTTTAGCAACTGTATCAAGTACAGTAACCCAAATCACACCTTCGGTAACAACGGTCATATCGTACTTAGCAGTAGCACCCGTTTCGGTTGCTGTGCGTGCGCGGTTCAATTCGTACTTAACGACACCGTTAAATTGTGCAGCGGTTGACGCGGGTACTGGTAATTTAGCACCGTCTTCACCGTCTGTCACAACGCCTTTACCGTAAGCGATACCCACGGTGCCCTTGTTTAATTTCGAAACAGTGTTACATAACTGACGGTCAGCGACCATACCAGCATACGCGACACCATGATCAATAGCATTGCCACCTAATACGGCCATGTTAAGCTCCTTTCCAAGCGTTAGCCTGTTTGTCTTTAAATTGTGCGTAACCACTCGGTTTAGCGTCTACAACGACAGCAGGGTTAGCTGCGTCTTTAGCGAACTGTGCCATCTGGTCAACTGGTGACGGTTCGCTGATTGCCATGTCGAACGACGCTTGTACGTACACGTCGGACTTGGTAACCCAATCAATCGTTGGACGTTTAGCTGTCAGTGCTGCGCGTTGAATGGCCACAACATCGACGCTATCACACGTGAACGTATCGCCGACCATTTTAACGGCCTGAGCGAGAACAGTGGAAATAGCTTCAACACGTTCGGCAATTGCCGCGTCGGTTGTTTTCGCTTTTTCGGCGTCTAATTCTTCTTTCGTCATGTCGCGTTCTGCTTCGGCTTTTTCGGCCTTGGTTTCAGCGTCGGTGACTCGTTGCGATGCAAGTTTAAGAGCATCCGTTACAAGCTTGGCGCTCGCTTCGTCTGCAACTTCTAGTGTCGCGCCCGAATCAAGTATAATCTTGAACATGGGTGTTACTCCTTCGTTGTCGTATAAGCGAGCCTGTGCACCAGCTCTAGCTCGGTCGCAGATCGCAATGTGGTTAATCTTAATGTCGCGTTGAACAAACTCATAGTTCTCGCCGAGTTCAGTGGTTCCGTTAACTTTATCATAAACAGCGGTGTAACCCGCCGACAATTGTACTTTACCAGATTCTACGGCTAAAATCGCATCTTTCGATTTAATTATTAAATTCGCTTCAACAAAATCACCGTCTCGAATGGCTGGACCACGAACAACACCTACTGTGGTTGATTTATAGTTGGCAGCATTAACTAACTCGGTGGGGTGGTTTAACGTGACGTCACACGATTCATATGATGCTAAAGAGTCAATGTTAAACACTTCGTCTGACGGGCGATATACGTTGACTATTTCATTCGGTTGACGGTCAGTTAAACCCAATTCAGACGCAAGGTATTGTTGAATACCGGTGCGAGCTACACGACCAGGTACAACTAGAAAACCCTCGTCGGTATAAGTGCGTTTAGTTATGTTGTAGCTAGTTCTATCGTTTACCGTGACTTTCAACGTCTTAAACTCACTGTTCGAATCAAATGTGATAATTATATGCTTGTTTGTAAAATTTTACAAACATATTAGTTTGTCTCGTTTTTCGAAGTTGTCTTGCTTCCACAAAGGTGTTGCAAACTATAAATTTGTCTAGTATATTGACGATATTGTCAATGAATGGAGTAATACAAATTATGAGTGAAATAGACGACACGGTTACGCAGCGCGGCGAGCGTTACGGGTTATTCGCGGACGGTGCCAAATATGAACGAACACTTGTTGGTTTGTGCGGCACGCATGTTAAGACTGATGTTTATCGCGTTCTTGACGCGTTCAACACTGGTGACCCAATACTGGACCATTTAATAAAAAAAGCGTTGTGTGCCGGTTTACGTGGTCACAAAGATAAGTTGACCGATTACCGTAACATAGTTGAAAGTGCTGAAAAGGCGCTCAAATTATTGGAGCAAAAACAAAATGGAAATTAAACGTTATTATATCGCTGGACCAATGACCGGTTACACGAATTTCAATCGAGAAGCGTTTAACGCTATGTGCGACGATTTACGCAAACAAGGTCATACTGTTCTGAACCCAGCTATGTTACCTGACGGTTTAACGCAAGCTCAATATATGGACATCTGCTTGGCAATGCTTCGTTGCGTTACGCACGTTATAATGCTGGAAGGTTGGCAGGGTTCACAAGGTGCTAAAATTGAACACTCGCTAGCTATTAAAAGTGACTTGATATTGGAGTATCAGCGATGATCTTAATGTATGAAATTTTAAGGTCCTTACCGAATGCTGCGACTTGGTATCACCAAAACGAACTAGGTCGTAGACTTCGTATCGACGTTAAACTTGATCGTGAACCCCCCACATTATCAAGACATTCTCCCGCATTCATCGGGTCGTTTAGAACTATTGAATTCCAAGTGGTTCGATTTATTAGAGATGGTGATTACGTTTACGATTGGGAGATGTTGGTATGAACCCACATCAAGTATGGTACGCAACGAAGCGCGACGAGTTTTACCGAGCTTTTCAAGCTGCGCTAGAAATGGAAGAAATGTCGGAAGCCGAACGACTTTTCAAAGAATACGAACGTTACGCTAAATTAGCTAAGGGTGGTGAGTGATGCAAATGACCGAATATCAAACCAGACTTTTGGAAGGTTATGCAATTGGTGAACCCGTTATTTCTGGAACTTACAGTTGCGCTTGTTCCGAGTCGGATTATAAACCGTATGATATTTACGTGCACCATGTGAACGGTGAGTTATGTGTTACCGATGACGAAGTTGGAACTTTACCCGTCGGAGTTTACGACGGTGGATTAACTGGTTGCTTGTATTTGTTAAAATGTAAGGGTGGTGAGTGATGGACTATTTCGAGAAATTACGTTCAAGATTTCCAAGTTTAAAATTTGAGTCAGGTCATGATACGTGTCATCCCGAAACATGTTCATGTTGGGATATTCGCGTTTATGATGGCGCTAAAAATGTATATAACGGAAATTATTTTAATAATGTCGTAGAGTTTTGTGAGTCTTACGTTAACGCTAAATTAGCTAAGGGTGGTGAGTGATGATCAACGTGAATAAACTGAAAGGTAAACATTTGACTAATATCGGTCGATTGCTCGGTGTTGAACGAAAATGGTTCGGACTTGAGCCAGATTTTATGTTCAGAAAACGAGTTAACAACACTACTGGTGTTAAATGTTATTCTGGTAGCGACTTTATGCGTAAAGGTGGTGAGTGATGGTAGGTAAGGCAACAAAAGTTTACAGGTGGACATATCGAGAAGATGGTTTTGTTTTTGAATATGACACAGCCCAAGAGCTAGCGAAGTTAATGTTTGAAAACTTGCCCGAAGTAACTAATCCGTATGAACCCGGTTTCACTGAGTTTGATGATTTCAATGAAACAATTTGGGCGTTAAAGAGAAGGAAAGAGTCAGCACCACCTAACGATACACACCCTTCACGACACGATTCGCTTTAACGTTCGCGTCTACTTCTTCCTGTGATACGGGGCGCATTGAGCGCCCTTTTTTATATCTTGTCGCTTTTGATTAAATTATCTTTAGCCCACAAAGGTTGTAAATTTATCAATGCGTTAATCATCGACGGGTCTGTTACGCCGTTCTTCAACCACCATGAAACAGGTACTATGTGGTCGATATGCCATTCTCCGTGATTATCCCAAGTCATGCCATCGGTGAAAAGGGACTCTAAATGCTCTTTAAGTTCAACGACGGTGTAACCGAGATATTCTATTGTTTTCAAGTTCTTCTTTTTACCGGTCAGCTTGCATATTCGTTTAACCATACCTGACATAGATTCCCTAACTATAAAACCAGCATCACCATTCACACGCTGTAAACGTCGGGTTTCGTTTCTTTTATCGTATGCCTTACGAGTTGACAACGCGTGTTTGACAGGGTTGTTATTCACCCATTGTTTTTTAATATTGTTAGATTTGACCCTGTTATTTTTAGCCCAATCAGTAACTTTAATGACCATAGCGCGCGACTTTTCATTGTCGTAAGTCTCGATATGATAGTCTCTCGAACAGTGAACACACGACGAGTTGATAACGCTTCTGAACGCCATGTGACCCCTAACACACTCAGTACGTGTAAAATAATATTTAAGACCAGATTTAATAGCATCTTTTCTCGATATGACACGACCTGTAAAAAATTGGGTAAAATATATAGGTGTGATTGCGGATCGTTTGATAACGTTCTTTCTATCGTTTAATTTCTTACACGTCACGCAGGTTCTACCGATGACATTGCGTTCAACAACGTGACCATGTTTACATGGTTTACCAGTGAAATAACGTTTTAGGTTTAGTGAGATTGCTTCGTCGCGATAAATGATTTGCATAATAACCACCGTAGAGTAGTTGCGTAGAATTGAAAGGATTGTGGCGATCGGTTCTACGTTCCGACGTTCCCCCGCTAAAGGTAGCCACGCGTTTATTTTAACGTTTTACACTTGGATTAGTCAAACCTTTGCGTTGGTTCTCTTTAACTTCTTCTTCCGATATTGGGATCATCACGCACCTGCACTGTATTGGTTCACCTGGTAATTGTGGTAAGTTCTGATCAACTATAGGCGGGTTGTCGAATCGGTACACGCCCTTACCATAAGCTGTGACACGTTCTGAAACATCTTCGTGACGGTCTCGCACTCTCTCGTCGTTCGACGTTTCCCATTTAAAATACTTATACCCTGCGTCTTTAATTCTCATCGACGCTAAATTTGAATTGATCTTGGCCGTTTGGTCGCGAGCAATCATCTTAGCGCGACGTTCCGTAACGCCTAATTGTTGTTGTAGCGCTTTAGCTATGTTCGACGGACGACCTCCCGCGCGAACGTTAGCCATTACAATCGATTCGACTTGTGTCAAGTATTGCGATGGTATCGATTTAATCAACGCCACGTTATCAGCGGTCGACACTGCAAGATAATCTTGTAACGTTTGCGAGTCGCTGTAAATGTTGATCCCTAAATCACGTTCGGTACGTCGACGGTTCGAATTATTCGCTGTCGTAACGAAGCGACGCGCAATGTCAGCAACGAGCGCTAGAAACTGTGGCGACTCGTAACGCTGCCTAACGGTTCGTAACGCTGCGGTGAGGACGTCAACCCATGAGTCGAGTGTGATAGCTGCATCACGTTGGTATTCGGGCGCTAAGTTGCGTACAACTGGCATTACGACATTATTAACGTCACGACTCACCGATTTAACGATGCGCTGTAATTCCACGTTGTAATTGATACCGTTGGTCATGTCGGGACGCACGCCACGTGGTCGACGGCGTGACGTGGTGTTAAGTTGCTGTTGGAGTAGGTCGGCACTATTCATTCAGTGGCTCGGGGTTTTCGTTTACGTACTTTTCAGCGTAGGCGATTGGATCCGTTTCGTCGACAGGCTCGTCGAACATGTTACCTTCTTCGAGCTTTTCGAGCTCGTCAATATCTTCTTCAACGAATTGATATTCTTCGCCTGCTTGTAACTCACGCATCACTTGCGAGCGTTGAACCACTGACGATTCGAGGTACAGCATGTGCTTATCGGCACGTAACTTTTCGGCCTGTGCCATTTCAAGATCGTTAGGTTGCGCCAATGGGTTCCACGTGTAGTCGTAATCGTCGGGCCAATATCCCAACGCGCTACGAACCATAACTTCGTCAAGCGTTCGCATCGGTTCAGCAAGATATGAGCGTTGCCCAGCACGAATCGAATCGTTATAGATACGGTCGTCACCTTCACCAGTGGCGTTCAAACCCTTGGCGCTCGTTCCGAACATACGCACGACGGGGATGTTCGCCGCGCCGCTAATCCACGTCATAAACAATTCGATAATTGGCGCAACACCCGATAAGTTAAGCGTCATGCGGTCAAGCGTTTCGTCACCGTCGAGTAGCGCCATTTGAATGTTAGATTTCATCAAACTAAACATTTCGTAACGCTTGGTAATCATGTCGTCTTGGTCGGTACTTAACTCGTCGGTAAGCCCTTGACGTGTGATCACATCAATGTTCGCTTCCTGCATCAATTCGGAAATACCGTCTTTGGCCGCAACCATATCGGTGATTTCTTCGATACACTTACGCAGTACCGAATCGCCCCATCCTTGAGTTTGCGCCATGTGACGAAGCGGTAAACGCTCACCGGTGAATCGTGCGAAGTGACTGTGATGCACTTGCATCGAACCGCCACGCACCGAATAAAACTCAGGCTTGAGATAGTTAGCTGCGAGCACGTCCCACGTGTTAGTCGTCATTGCCGCCATGTCCCAGCGGTCCAACACTAACAAACGTTTTAAGTCGCCTTTTTTAATCAGTTCAGGGCGTAACGGTTTGGTGAGGTCTTGGCCTGTGAGCATTAGAATGCCCGCACCACCGTAAAGACGCGCCCAGGTTACGGCCTCTTGTACCATGTTCGGTACGAGTAGTTGCGCTTCCAGTGCTTGGATTTCTTCCGCGCCGTCTGACTTGACTCGACGCCATTCGCGTGTCATATCCTCGGCGGGAATGTCACATATTTTACGCGCTATCCAGTTCGACACGTAACACGCGTCAAGACTCGCCCAGTCGTTGAGCGTTGTCATTTGCCACGTGTTGTACGAGCGCTTCGACTTAGCCGTACCTAAACCCGTCATGACGTTAACGAGTCCGTCGAGGTTGGTCAACTGTGGTGGCGGGATTGGTACGATATCGTTCATTACAAATAATCCTTTAGATTACGTCGAGCTAACATGCCCGTGCTATTCGCTATGATAAACGAATCGGCAATGTTTGGCGAGGCTACGTCGCGTTTCGCTAAGTCTTTTTTAGATTCAACCTTGACTTTACCAGCGTTATCGAAGTCGCGCTTCGGTGTTGATAGTTCATCAACGAGTGCGTCGAGTAGTTTAGGGTCTAAATCCTCACTCGACAAACTTATCATGTCGCTAGCTGGGAACTGTTTACCTTTCGTCACTGCTAGGTATGTGTTACGGAAGCGGTCGCCGAGCATCCACCACGTTTGAGCTTTGAGGTTACAGAAAAAATCCTCGTTGTTAATCTTAGTCGTTCCGTAAGGGCGTGTCGGGTTAACGACCTTAGCGCCAGCATTAAATTTGAAATGTTTACGCCACGGTGGTGCCATGTTGTTCAAGTGAGCGCCCGTACCAGCACCAACACCTATCGAGTCATAACCAATCTGGTTAGCACCCATCGATACGGCGTGACCTCGAACGCGTTTAGCCGATTCGAATAATTCATCTTCACCAGCTTTCCATTCGTCAAGATGGACACAAACCGAACCATCCATACCTGTTGTGGCGTTCTTGTCGTCACCAGAGTCCGCAACATCATATCCGACCGTCTTACCGCCTCGCCAGAGACCCGCCAAGGGCGTAACGGTTTTGTGTGCGTCAATGCTAGCCATAATCCACGAACGTTTAATCACAACGCTGTCATCGTCCTCTAGGGGTATTCCAAGGTATACGTGTGCTGCGTGGTCGTAATCTTCTTCAAATTCAGCCGCGATGTCGTCGAGTGCCGATTGCGTTAGAAATGGGTTTTTGTCGTAATTGATTTGCTGGATTAACGAACCCTTGGGTGGGTTTCGAATTAATCGCTTATACGAGTAATCGCTTACCAAACGCGGGTTGAACGAAAACCACATTTCAGCGTTAGGGTTACGCATAACCGTAGGTCGAACAATCGTGAACATGTTCTCAGTGAGATTATGCGCTTCTTCGAACCAGGCAACCGTTGCACCCTCGAACGATTTAACCTCGTCGACGTTACGCGCCAAACCGTAAAACCTGAACAGTGATCCGTTTGTCTTGTGTTCGATTGCGTCGGCGTAAACCTTGAAATTAGCGTCAAGTCCGAAGTATGAGATTTTATCTTTGAGCAACGTATAAACCGAGTCGGCTATTCGATTCTGGTACATACGCAAACACAAAAAACGTTCTTCGTGATGGTTCGCCCTGGCGATTGCCACCCCCGCCATGTCGTGAGACTTTGACGACATACGCCCGCCGTGAAGCGTTCGAAACCTGACAGGTGTACCGTCGGGTAATGTTCGAGTGCGCCAAAACTCGCGCAAATTCGGATTAAGCGTCGGGCCCATAAAAATCGTCCAGTGTGGTGCGGGTCGTTATTGTACCAGATAATTCGATTAACTGCTTGTCGAGTCCGAGCAATTTCGCTTTACCCATCGACGCACCGACCGCAGCGCTCGTTTGGGGTGTCTCGGCACCTAGCGCAATTTGTCGCGCTTCTTCGAGTTCGCCTAGCAAATCGTCAACGGTCACACGGTGTCGCTTGGCGTGTTCGGCTCGTAATTCGTCAATCCTTGCCGCCACCTTGACGTTATCCATCAGCTCCTTGGCCTTGCGGTGAATCGATTCAGGTTTCATCTTCGAAGCGTTGTAAGCGCCTCGATACGCTTCGGAATTGTTGTTTAATTCCACAACGAGTCTACAAAACTTTTCCTGTTTTTGAGTTAATGCCATTCTAGTTCAGCCCATTATCTAACATGCCGTCAATAATGCCACAATTCGCCCCATAACGCCACACATCGAGCAGTACCCCGAACGGAATAAGTGAGGTAAATTAAATAGGTAATATCTAATCGTTATAAATCAATGACTTAATGCTAATACCTCTATACCTCTATTCTTTTAAAGTTATAAGGGTAAGTAAGTAAGAGTATAATACATAGTATATAGTAATAAATATATATACATATAGTATATGCTAATGGTGATAATTAATAGAGAGAGTATCGAATGATACGGGGTCACCCCCACTTTTCAGTTAACGGTTTTGATTCAACAGCTTACAGTACCTCAAACGCTACCCCGCAAATTAAGGTGGCGCAAAGTCATATCATAATGATATAATAATCGTGACGTAATTTGACGTTATTATATAAAGAGAATATGACATGACAGTATACCACCACGCCAACGGACTTCCTTCGAAGTATCCAACGGACCAAGAATTTGCAATGAACGTAAAGTCGTCATACTATGATGACGGCGTAAAATGCCCTACATGTGAAGTTATGAGCGTAAAATATACACACGATAAGTCGTGTAGATGGTGTGTAAGGCAACGAGCGATACACTTATATAACCTAAGTGTGGGTAGCGACCTCGTGTATATCAACACCGAAACGGGTCGAGCAATGGCTAAAATAGCACGTTCAACTGACGTCGAAATACCATCAGAAACGTTTAGTAGAATGCTCGAATTAGTCGACATCGCAAAGAGTGATAACGCGTTCACAGTATCAACTGAACCGTGTAAAACTAAACCTCACTTCGGGCTTAAACGTTATGGTAAGTGTTACGAGTGCGAATTAGAGAAGAACAAACCAACGGTGCGCCAAGTAGCCATATCAAAGGGTGAGAACTGGTACATACCATCGACACCTTGCCCGCGATGTGAAACACGTTCAGAACGTCACGTGTATAACGGATCATGTCGTGGTTGCTCACCAGTTAAACATGACACAGCGGGTAACGACGACCGTTCAACGCCCGACTCGATCATGATGCACGCTAACCCCGACATGATCCTCAGTCGCGAAGATGCCCGCGCGTATGACATGAAAGTGTATCGCACTGGTCAGAAATGCAAACACGGACACGACCATTGGCGCTACGTATCCACCGGTAATTGCATAACGTGCCTACGCACTAAGGACGGTGAGTGATGAGCGGATACAGAGACACCACCGTCATGACTATAGGTAAAATAGAAGTAGTCGAAGCGACGTTCGACGACGCACCAGAATACAACACGATCGCTTTAGAATGGGTCGAACCGTCATCGGATCACTGGCATTCGGACAACGAAGAATCTGTCGATATCAATAAAGAAACAGCCGTTAAATTAATCGAAATATTAAAAACACACTTCAAACTATAGACAACAAAAAGCCCGTCACGTAACGGGCTAATCTAATAGTTTCGTGTCATTTCGGACAGTATCACAGAGTTTAGTCGGGATATTGTATTATCCACTGTGTCACCTCCTTAATTTTTTAGTGGTTTCATAATATAACCTGTCGTTTGCTGTTCAGGTTTTTAACAGCGTCGTTATACTTATCTCGACTCAACCAAACTACTATTCCAACTTTATCACCATCGAATGAGTTACAAGTTATTTCACTAGTTGCAAATGTCAATTCAGTATCTTTTGTTCTTTTCTTATCTACAACATTAACAACAGATGAGTTTAAAAATTGAACAGTACACTCGTTGTTCATTTCGTTTAATATATCACTTAGTTTAGCCATCACATCTTCCCCTTTATCCATTCTTGTAATCGTATCAATCTGTCACGTGTATCGGTAGCGATACGACCCTGTTCAACCGCGACGTCCTCAGCACCTTCCGCGCCTTCATAACGCGGCATTAGTACCGGCGCGACAAGTAACTCACTTGGAGGTGTCAACGCGGGCGGCAACGGTTGGCATGGTACTGTTGATAAGGTCGAGCAACCCGCTATCGTTAACACACTCAATAATAACGGGGCGGTCTTTAACGATGGTACGGTATTTATCGACATAGATTTTAACCTCCTCGCGGCGCACTGTGGCGACACGTTGTTGTTCAATGGTTAACGCTTCGTCACTCACACGTAGCTTAGTCGCGAGCGTATCAATACTGCGATACATTGCGACATCACGTTCAAGTGCGTCACGTTCAGCGCTTACCGTCGCAGTGTGTTGCCCATACGCGAAAGCCCCCATAAGGAGGCCTCCAACGGCGACAAGCGCCGCTACGTAATTATAAGGGAATGGGATCATAAATATGGTCCAGTCAACGCTTGCCAAATGGCCGACACGTACTTAGCTTGATGTATAGCATCGGCTAACGCGTCGTGTTTAACACCTTCAAACGGAAAATCGCGTTTCGGGTCCAATCCAATAGCTTGACCTAACTCGACCATTGTCCGAACGTCTCGGTCGTTCCAAAACTTCCACGGCGCAGAGTCATGACAACCATGATGGTCAAACGCGTTACGTATGATCACATTATCGAATGAGATACCGTTACCCCACACTTGACAACCTGGTTTAACGAAGTCTGCAAACTCAGCTAATACAGCGTTAATATGACCGGCCTTACCGTTATTATAAAACTTTGAACGTGCTTCGTCGCTTTGCTTCATCCACCATAACACAGTGGACGCGTCGATCTGACCGTTTGATAAGATATCAACTTGCTCGTGAAACATGTTACCAATTTCACCCGTAGACGGGTCGAAGTAACATGCACCAATTGCCATAATTGCAGCGTTACCAGACACACCCATTGTTTCGATGTCTAACATTATATGTTTCATTTGGACGCCTCACACTTAGCAAGCTCTAAATATAGGAAGTCAACCGTACTTTGCTTTTTTGAGTAAATACGTTTCAACTCGTTATTTTCGCGTTTAATTTCGTCAACTTGTTGAGCTATCATTAATAACCACATTAAAATAACACATACTACCAATGACATTGCTAATGTATAATGTTTCACGATATCTTACTCCCTTTAACGAGTGCCAACGCGAACCACGCTGGAATGGATAGAACGAACCCGCAGAACGCAACGCCAGGTATTACCATGTTAGGCGCAGCGAACCACACGATCAACGTGTATAAAATAAATATCAATAGATTAGCGTTCATTAGTCGTTACCTCCGGTGCTTCACAACCGTGATAATAAGCCGCCTTCAACATTAACATTACGTCATCACTCACTGACGAGTAACCCATGTAAGAAATAAAATGTTCAAAATCATCTTTATTCGTATTCATATCAAGCACACTCCACACATAATTTAACGCCCTGCACCGCATCGCGACGCCCTTGTGGTATTACTTCACCACACTCAACACAATGAGTCGCACTAACACCAGTGTAACGAACGCGATTCGCTATCGTCGCTTGGTGTAACGCGTCTTCACGTTCTAACGTTTCATCAATGAAATCAGACATAATACAGCCCCGCTAGCATACCTAATGAAAACACAGCAATAAATCCCCAACCGACCCACGACGGAGCGCCACCAGTAATCATACCCGACTCACTCCACGGACGAACAAACACGTTACAACCGTGTGGCGCCGACTCGACGACGAGTTCGAAATCTTTACGGTCGTTTCGTGTAACGTACTCAAACCATATTTCTTCGGCTGTTGTCACATCGCAACGTAAACCGACAATACCGTCGACCGGACGAATAGTGCCTAACACACTACGAATATTACTTAACGGACTTTTCATTTTACCATCCCCGCTTAAAATTATGAGTTTTACGAACTTGACTTAATTTCCAGTTCGCACGATCCCGTTGCGCACGTGACGCCATGTCAAGCGGGTTACACTTCGGACGGTCTTTGTCGTCAATGTCCCACGCTAAACTACATCGTCCACACTGCATTTGGTCGCCTTGTCTAATTGCGTTACAGTTGCTCATTGTCGTCACCTACTAATTCAAAACCTGATGACATACTTGTGTAAACGTTATCACCCACGTCATCTTTTAACTTGATTGCGTCCTCATCGGTAACTAGAAACCCGTCGGCTTCATGTGAAAGATATGTCAACTTAGTAGCCTTATAGATTTTACCAATTGTCATATCACATGTAGTGATACCTAGTCGTTTTATAAATTTAACTTTCATCATTCTGTACCTCATTTAACTAGCGCCCCGACACGAGACGCTTTATCTGTATCTAGATTAATTGTTCTTGACGGAATTGTCAACACTTATCGACGCTGACAACAAATCACCTTGAGCGGCAGCGTAAAGCCTCGCTATTTCAGCACCACTCGTCAAGTTACTGTGAATGTGACCAACGCGAATATAGAGTCGAGGTTTTCCCGCTTCCATCGGTATGACGTTATTCACACGGCCATCTTTCAAACCTGGATGATAATCGTAACCTAACGTGCGCATCAACTCGCGTCGTTTATTACGTGTGACCATATTACCTTTACGCATATTATCGATTAACGCGTCAAGTTTGAACGATGACACCCAACCACCAGCAAAACCTTCACGTCCTTCGTCGATTGCTTCGATAATTTCTTGCTCGACACTACCCATACCAATGGTAGCAGCTTCGGCGGTACTTGATGTTATCGGCGCGGTTTGACAACTCATAGTGGGGTTAAATTCGTCTGGTATCGCGTAGTCAGTTAAAAACTGGGCGACCTTAGCGTAACCCTTGTCGTTATCTAACCAGTCGTACAACTTCGAGAAATACGAACCGTCCATGCCATCACGAACAAGGTCGATCTTTTCCTGTTGCGCCGAATAAAACACACAGTAGCGTCGGTCTTTGGTCGCGTCTTTAATACCGTCTTTGTGGTTCGAGTTGAACATGAAGTTACAGCAAATATTATGCATCGCTTGGTCGGTATTCATCGCACGACGGGCCAATCGCTTATTTGTGATCATCGGTTTGAGCGTTTCAATCATTTCCATTTTGTTCGACGGAACGTAAATATCCTCTACGCCAATGAACATCGTATTAAATAACCAGGCGTTAAACTTCTCGCTGATTTCAAGTGCAGGTGGCATGTGGGTGTAACGGTCGCCAATGGCATACGCTACGCAACGAGTAAATAACGTCTTACCGTTACCAACAACGCCTTGTAATAGTGGCGCCCACTGTATTTTATAACCTTTGTATTGAATGCACGCGGCCATATAACTAAGCAGTATTGTCTGGTCCCGTTCGTCTGGTAACACTTTGCTTAAATGTGTCATGAACGGTGTGACATCGCCTTCAATCATTTGCACGTTAATCGGTACGTATGTATTGACATAACGCCAACCGTCAACATCAACGATACTACACGGTTTAAGGTCAGGTCTGAACGTCATCGAATCGACTTTTGGATTGTGTAAACACTGCGACTCGGTAAACGCCTCCCATGCCTTTTTAGTCGTCTTTTCACCCTCGTTATCAGTAACGAACGAATAACCGCCGTACATCGCATTAAACTGGTCAGATTTGAGCATTGCGCCGTTAGGTGTGAATACTTTGTTAGTCTCGGCGATATACACACAACCTTTGAAGATGTCGACCTGTTGTTCAGCACTAAGCAATTGGTAACCTTCGCGGAAAACCGACTCGACAACGATACTAGTATCTTCAAGTTCGATAGGTGCGCCGATACTGTAAAATGTTTCTTGACGTGCGCACGCTCCCGTGATGGTTCGTTCCATGTACGACTTGTGATAGTCCCACTTTGGGCGAACAAGACCCGATAATCTCATAATACGTTCAATACGGGCGCAATCATTACCCGTCCAAAACGCCAAATGTTGAGCAATCGCAGCGTCAGCGCTAGACTCGTCAAAGTCTCGAACGTCATCAGGATATGTACCAGCTAACGCCTCGACGTTACGTGTCCACAAGTCTTTAAACGATGCTCGGATAACTCCACCGCCGAACATCTGTTGAGCCGTAGCGGTCGCAGCAGAGCCTAGAGCTTTCTCGATTAGCTTTTCGTCCGTCTTGGGTGGGTAGCTACCTTCACAATGTGTCGTTGTCCATTCGTGTGCGTTACGTTCACTCGACACGCTCGCGGGGAAATACGACGGGATGACGGAACTCAACGCCTCAGTGTGAACAAATCCAGCATCACCGACAATACCGTTGCCAGTGAGCGCAACGAAGCGCCCCGAGGTGTATAGCTCGAGGTGTAACGGGATGTTCTTACAACCGTGGTCAGGTTCTGCACCGTCGTACTTACCAATGATGTGCAAGCCTGTACCAGACTGCGACACTTCAACCGCCGCACCGGTAAATCGATTGCACAAATCCGTCGCAAGTGTTGACCATGCTGTACCGTCATACGCCCCATCGATATCAACGAAGAAAAACGGATCGTTATCGGTGAACACGAACCCGACGCCAAGGTCGGACGACTGAGCGACCGTCACGGCCGTGTCAGCGTCGACCCAGTGTTTCGGATCGTGTGCATCAACGATATTACCGAGAATATCACACGGGAATTTATCGAACTTACCCGCGCGACGTTTCGACGCTACCGCTTTCCATAATACAAACTGAGGATAAGCCCGCATCGCTGCGAGCGCTTGGGGGAATTGCTTCATGCGTCCCCCTCGTTGATAGCGTCTAATATCTCTTGTGTTTTTCGTTCGAAACCTACAACTTTAACATTCAGTGTCATATTCTCGTACATGATATTATGTATATTGGTTTCAAGTTCCGCGATACGTTTAGCACATACATCACGTTCTTTACGTATCATTCTAAGTTCGCGTTGTAATTTTTCGTAATCGTCAAACTTGACGAATTCACCGTCGTTGTCGCTTTGAATGTCGCCGGTATAATTACCGGTGTGAGAATATCGCTTAATATCATTCATCGTCGTTACCGCCCATTAGTAGTTCGAGTGATTCGCGTTTTAGCCATTCAGGTGCAGCGTGGGCGTCTTTGTCGCCTTGGGCTAGACCTTGTGCAATGATTGGACGTAACTCACGGTGAACGGCAGCACGCATAACGGCGCGACGTAATTGTGTCATAGTGTTAAAGATGTGGTTAACCTGACCCGTGGCCACACCCGCAACTTGAGCAACACCGTCACGTGTCAGGGCGTTATACCCGTCAGTGTTGGCAATCTGTAACGCTGCGGCTAATATCTGGTCGCGTCGTGCTTCTGGTTTCATTCTGGTACGTTGGTCTGACATGTTGGGTAATCCTTGGTTAAGTAGCAAATTGGCTAGAACGTCAATATATAGTGTTATGGCGCAGTCGTCAATACGTCACGACTAACAACAATACGCAAATGCTCAACATTCCACATTTTAATCGAACCCGCTTCGATGTCGGGCGCACCGAGATACACGCTAGGATCACTATCACAACGCACCGACTCACCGACGGGTAATACAGCTGCGTTGTGAAATATCGTTAGGTGGTGGGTCATAATGAACCCTCTGCATTCACAAAACACGCATCGCCACCTAATGCAACTACCAATTCCAAAAACCGCAATTGCGCCAGTTCGTGTTTATTACCCTTATATTTCCAATCGCCAGCCTTACACTCACGAGCCACAAATTGACCTATCGTTGAACCTAAGTGTTCTTGGGTGACTAAAATCGGTTTGATACCTATGAGGTCACTACACTTTATAACTTCGTTCATTTGTTTTGACTCATTGCAAAGACCATATCGAACCATCCTTCCACTTTGGTCTTGATATGCTCCTGTATTACAACGCCACAAACGCGCCCCGACTCGGGACGCCTCTAGTCGCACGTTATTACTAACCGTCGCTTCATTCTTACCGACCATAGCGTTCGTCGGGCACGTTGCGGGCGATAAGAATATAGTTTGTAACTCAGCAAGCGCCACGTGCGATACACCGTGACGGATTGCCCATTGCGTTAACTGTGGGTTCATATCTTCTCGTCCCATAACGGTTTAAGTTTTTTATCGTACACTATCAAATACCTGTGTTTAATACTTCTATCTCGCCATTCCCCCGACACACCTTTCGTTTTACCCCTGGAACGCTTAGTAAAACTTCCGTCTGATTGTTGAACCCAAAAATCTTTTTTCGGAGTAGACGTGCCGTAATATTTAAAATTACACGCCCTATAAATAACCCCCTTGTGATAATTACAGTCAGCATAACTCAACACACAACGAACTTTTGTATCGCGTTTCAATTGTTTCAATGCCCTAGATACAAACCAACTCGTTATATTATGTTCATATTGCTGATAATGCGGACTAACGCAAAGCCTACTTAATTCAAACAAACCGTCTTGGTCTGACCTATCTAATCCGAAAAGACCCTTTGATAGTTCAGGAACAGGAAAACCAGTGAATATACACACGCCAATTAAAGCGTCATGGTGAAATAACCCATAATTAAAACCACTTTTGAAGCTTTTACTTAAACCAGATAAGTAATGCCACCCGTCTAGTATATTTTTACACTCATTCTTAGTTACTATACGTAAGCTATAATCACTTTTACTCATCACTCTACACTCCCAATATCCATTGCAACACGTTCACCGAGCGTCAAAGCCGCTTCGGTACTTAGCGCTTGAGCGCTTAACCAGTCTACGCCGTAACGTAGGTAAAACCGTCTAAATATTTCGCTATCGTCACGTCCGGCCGCACGGTAATGTCCCGCCCATATCGCCATGATTTCACGTAATGCGCCGATGGCTTGCTGTTGCGCTTCGAGTTTGCCGGCGAACCGTTTCGTGTGCGCCATTACGCCGATGGTTGGTGTGTGTTTACGCATCAAGTCGGCGCGGTACTCTGCTACCGCTTCGTCTATCGGGCGGTCAACCTTCGCAACTTCGCCACGCATCGCCGCGAGCGTATCGGCATCAAGCTCGAACAAATCCCCATCGACGTGTTCCGGCCCTGTTCGCTCGGCAGGCGTTGGCGTTCGTATCTCAAGCCCACAAAATGGGCAAACTTTGAGGAACCGCTCAAACACCGAGTAACACCCTTGCGCCGTAACGACACCATCAACTTTATGGTCGACGCACGTTCGCGTCGTATTCTCAGCTTCGCCACTTCCACGCTTTTCGCGTCTGTCAAGCGACCATTCGCGTTTAGCGTCCGGTAAACCGTGACGGGCTACGTTACCCACGTGATCAATAATGATGGCGTGGGTTTTACCTGGTGATACTCGAAGCGCTCTACCAAACATTTGACAATATAAACCGTAGCTTTGCGTTGGTCTGGCAAATGTCACGACCTCGACACAAGGTATGTCTGTACCCTCAGTGAACAACATGTCGTTAACTATCTGTAATATTTTACCGCTCGCAATATCCTTGATCGCATTGTCGCGCTCTGAATCTTCACTTTTACCAGATAGGGCTATAGCTGGCACACCTTTAGCGCGATACTGTTCAGCGACACGTTCTGCCATTTCCACGCCGACTGTGAATGTTAAACCAGGTTTACCTTTGGCTATGCGCAAATACTGATCAACAATATCGCCGACTATATGCGACTTACCAATTTCAGCTTTAAGTGAATTTTCTTGGTAATCCCCCGTGGTCTTACTTACTAAAACCTCGTTCAGATTAAGGTCGCTCGGCGGTGAGAATATACGGTAATCGCTAAGATACTTCATATCCATCAATTGACGCGCAGTAGGGCCTAACACCATACAATCACCGTAACCGTCTGTTTCACGCGATAAACCTTGCCCGTCTGCCCGACAAGGTGTGGCAGTAACACCAAGACCTTTAGCCCCCGCGTCGTCGAGTGGTGTTAGTATACCGCCCCAAGTTTTTGACTTTTTAGTCGCGTGATGAAACTCATCCTGAATGACTGTTAACTTATCTTTATACTTTGAAAAATTAGCGATCACACTTGGTTTTATAGATTGTACCGACCCGACAAATACCTTACTTGTTGGCGTGACAAATGATTTGCCAAACTCTAATATTTGTTGTTTGTGTGCTGCTTTAACGGTATTAGTCGCGGCCAGTATGTTGTGCATCAACCCGTTACGCGCAAGCGTATGACTCAACTGTGTGATTAACTCACGACGATGTGCAAGAATAAGTAATACCTGACCGCTATCACGTTCAATTCTGGCAATCTCACACAGCGTCGCTGATTTACCTGAACCAGTGGGCATAACTAACACGACAAATTGTTTACCATCTTCCCAACACTGATATACATCATTAATCGCTTTCGCCTGATATGGGCGCATTGTTATCATCGCTTAACACCTCCGAGGTAAAATTGTTACTATAGCGCAACTGTTCACTGCGATGACGAATATACACGTTTCGGTCACATAATAGCGGCGAGTCGGGTCGATACGAATGCCGAGGCGTCTCGCTCGGTTCGGTTTCCATTTTGTCGCCCGTTGAAATTCTTCGAGTATGTCACGCATCACAAAACGTTTACCGAATCGTTCAGCCCATCGCTGTGACGCGTGATTAGTAATGTGGGTCATAGTCGCACCAGCACGACCACTTTATCAGGTGTTCTCATAATTTATTTCCGTTAAGGTTGTTGACAATGTGGTCATAATACATTTAATATGGCGCTATCGTCAACAAACAACTAAGGATTTAACGATGAAATTAGAATTACCTGATAATAACGCAAGCGTATTGTTCCACATGGGTAACGCCCTGCAATCTATCGCACGTGACATTGATACGTCATTGCCAGTTAACGGCCACACCGAAACGACAGGTGATGTTAGTCACAGTGTAACAGTTGAGCCGTCACTCGAAGACATTTTAGATAATCCACCCGCTGCGACCGACGAACTTAAAGAACTATTATCGCCACACACTGAAGTCGTCGAGTACGATGAAGACGTCACCAGTGATGACGAGCCTAACGACACAATCGACGCGGACGGTTTACCGTGGGATTCACGCATTCACAGTCGCGGTAAAACTCGCTTATCGGATAACACGTGGCGTATGGCTCGCAAGCCTAACGACAAGTCCGACGAAGAATGGGCCGAATACGTCGAGGGCGTTAAAGTTGAACTAAAAGCTTTAATGGATATTCCTGTCGTCGTTGAAGCGCCTGAAGTAGTAACGCCTCCTGTCGTTATCGAAGCGCCCGAAGTAGTAACGCCTCCTGTCGTTATCGAAGCGCCCGAAGTAATAACACATCCTTTCGCTATCGAACCACCTGTCGTTGATGCGCCCGAAGTAGTAACGCCACCTGTCGTTGATACACCCGAAGTAGTAACGCCACCTGTCGTTGATGCGCCCGAAGTAGTAACGCCACCTGTCGTTG